ATCTACGCGCAGATCAAGAAACACCACATCGCCATGTTGGAGGACTTCCATGCCTAACAGAACCAAATTCCCCCGCACATTCACCGAAGCATTCCCCAACAGTTTGGAGAACGGTGCTTGCATTGAGATTCATGTAGCCCAATTGACCATTGCCGATAAGGTAGTGCGTGTGGTGAGCCTCATCGCCCTTATCGTGATTGCCCTCGATTGTTTTATTTGGAGACCCTAATGGACGCGAACTACATCATCAATTCTGTCAAACAAACCTCAGAGACTTTATACCGTGAGCATGATGCCGATCAAGTTGAGAGACTGCTGTACCGCATTCAGATGTTGGAAGGCCACATTCGTGTGTTGGTCAACCACATCGACAACGCCCGCGAAGAAATCAAAACCCTTCAAACCGAACTCATTGCAAAGGAATCCAAATGAAAGTTTATAAAGCCATTAACGCTGTTCAAGCAGAATTGTCATCTGTCGGCATCACAAAAGACCGTAGGAATATGCAGGGCAGCGGGTATAACTTTAGGGGCATTGACGATGTGTATAACGCCATTGCGCCCCTATTGGCATCGCACAGACTTTGTATTCTGCCCCGTGTTCTTACCCGCGAGTGTGTTGAACGGGCAAGCAAGTCGGGTGGCGCATTGTTCTATGTGACTGTTGAGGTTGAGTTTGATTTTGTCTCAGCGGATGACGGGTCAAAGCACACCATCAAGACCTTTGGCGAAGCAATGGATAGCGGAGATAAAGCCACCAACAAGGCTATGTCAGCAGCGTACAAGTATGCAGCCTTTCAAGCCTTTAGCATCCCTACAGAGGCCGACAATGATGCCGATGCCCATACCCATTCAGTCGCGCCAAAGACCGTCCTTATTGACCCTCTAATCGCTTCCATTGATGCAGCCACCACAGAGGAAGAATTGAAGGCAGCTTACTTTGAGGCCATCAAGGTAGCCGGACATGATGCAGCCGCAAAGAATGCCATCATTGTTGCAAAAGACTTGAAGAAAGCGAGTCTGTGATGGAACAAGGTACACCGGAATGGTTCGCCGCCCGTTTGGGCAAAGTCACCGCCTCTCGCGTCTCAGATGTGATGGCAAAGCTAAAGACGGGGGGTTATGGTGCGTCACGGGACGATTACATGGCCCAACTGATTTGTGAGCGTTTGACGGGTGAAGTGGCTGAGTCGTTTACCAACAGTGCAATGGCATGGGGGACAGAGACCGAGCCAATGGCCCGAGCGCATTACGAAATGGTCAATTCGGTGTTGGTCGATCAAGTGGGGTTCATTGCTCATCCGGACATTGAAATGGCTGGAGCATCACCCGATGGGATTGTGGGCAATGGAATCATCGAGATCAAGTGTCCCAATACTTCCACCCACATCGACACACTGCTAAACAAAAAGGTTCCCGCAAAGTACATCAAGCAGATTCAGTTTCAGCTTAGATGTACGGGTAAAGAATGGTGTGATTTCGTTTCCTTTGACCCGCGATTAAAGGGGTTGGAAATGTTTACCAAACGAGTTGAGCGAGACGAGAAGCTAATCAGCGAAATGGATGCCGAAGTGGTGAAGTTTCTCTCTGACCTTGGCGAAAAACTTGAACTTTTAATGAAAGAAAAAAATGGCACTGCTTAAAGAAGTTACCGTAGTTGCAGGTACATATACCAACGCAAAGGGTGAAGAAAAGAAACGATACATCCGCATTGGGTCAGTCATCGACACAAAGAATGGCCCCATGCTGAAACTCGATGTGATGCCGATCTATGCGGGGTGGGACGGTTGGGCATACATGAACGACCCAAAGCCCAAAGAATATAAAGGCTTACCGGCTGATAACGATGAGGACATTGGGTTTTGAGTCCGGAAGATGAAGCGTTTGAAGAACTCAGTCGCAGACAAGGCGATTGGGGTCTTCAAGGGTCGCGCAAACACCAAATAATCCGATACGCTGAAAACAATGCGCGAAATGAAGTGATTGAAGAAGTCGCCCAACACATTGAGAAATGCACTCTAGCGTTTGGAAAAGACACGATTCAATCGTTTACTGTGTACATAAGAGGACTCAAAACAAGATGAAAGCACCACCTCCGAGTAAAGAACTTTGCCTCATGATGGCAAAGATTAACTATCCCCGAGATGCTGCACTTAGTTGGACATGGCTATTTGCATGGGGATTTCATGATATGTATGTTGATGGTTGGTATGAGGATTGGAAACCATGACACAAGACGAAATCGACACTATGTGGCAACAGGCTATGAAAGAGTCAATCAAAGATGGTGAGATGTATACACGCTATCACTTTGCCAAACTTGTGGCAGAGAGAGCATTGGCAGACCCCATGCATGAAGTGCAAAGGTTGGGGCAAGAGATTGAGCAAGAGCCTATATGCCCAGACTGCAAAGCAAAGGTGCTTTACGAATGTGTTGCTTGCAGTAGCAACAACTACCCACCAAAGGAAAACACATGAAATCACGACAAGTATTCATAGCCCTAATGATAGGCAAAGGCTACACACCGGATGAACTTCAATGGGACGGGAAGAAGTTTACAAACTCTGCCATCGTCACTCGATGGAATTACTTTTTATTGGGGTGGGAAATGCGGGGGGTTCTGTGATCGAGACCGTTCTAATCATCTTTGGTTTGGGATTCGTAGGAATCGCACTAGCCATTTCTGTCATCTGTTTTATGGTTTGGCTTGCCCTCAATGAATCCTAAGAGTACCAATAACTCCGGTATGAAGTGTCCCGAGTGCAAAGCAATCTCGTTTGTTCAACACACAAAAACTGAGGAGAATAGGCTTGTCAGACGAAGGGAATGCTTTAATGGGCATCGCTTCATCTCGCATGAGACCATCCTTAGAATGGTCAAGCGTTACAAGACCGATAAGGCTTGATTGGTGTGGTTAATCCTATCGTCAAGCCCAATAGTCCCGCCGTTGATTTTCTTTGTAAGACCCGTCCAATTTGCTTCTTCCGCTAGACGGTTGCAATCATGCGTTGACCAAAACCATCCGGCGGTGAGTGCAGCGTATTTAGGTGTGGCGACTAGATCGGGTTCCATCACGAAATCAGCCCCTAATGCTTGTCCGGCATGGTAGTACCCGCTATGACCGGTCAATTGGACAGCACCCCTACCGCGAAACCGCCATCCATCCCCGCTTGCTTCGTCTCTGTTTCCCATACGATTGGCGTACACGCTATTTGCGATTTTGCGCGGATTTTTCTCGTATTGTTTAGCAAACTCAAGAGTAGGAAACCTTTTAGGCCACAGCTTCATCAGCGTTTCAGCGCGGTAATTTAGGTTTTCTTCCAATGTCTTGAAGTGTCCGCATTCGTGTCCACATTGCCCGATGAAGGCAGCTTGTTGGCGTTTGGTGGAGATATTGAATCTGCCAAAGGTCTCATTAAGTGCATCGACCCATTCAGCCCCAATGTGGAGTTTCTTTAGTTGTTCAGCGTTGACCATTCATCACCTCCATCACTTTGTTGTACGAGTCAATACACGCATTTAGCTGCGCGGTGTTTTTGTCCCCTTGAGCCACTATTTCGGCAATGGCTGCAAGGGTTGCTCGTTCGGAGTCAGTAGTTTCATAAACCGGTCGCTGAGGTTCACTTCTCTCTTTTGGCTGATCTCCGGTGGGAGTGGGGGCATTTGTGGTGGCTTGTACACAACTTGTGGTTTGGAGCCGCAACCGACCATCACGAATAGCAGAATCAAGAGAAGACTGTTTTTGAGTGATGACATTGTTGGCCTCCGAAAGTTTGGTTGATTGGTCATTCAGTTGTTGGGCAAGTTCACGCTCTTTCTCTCTTGCTTCATCATTTTTTTTGGCAATCTCTACTTGCATCTCAGCATCCCTGTCACCCCATCCAACATGATGCCCATAGCCGTAGGCGCCAGCTACAGCAATCATGGCCCCAATGATGAAGTATGGGTTAACCATTCTTCACCTCTTGACGAGCAGCCGCGATTTCTTCACGCACAGAATCAGCTTCTAAATGTTGGGGTGGGGTAGTGG